CCCTGCCATAGTAGAAGGCATCTGGCCATTCCACTGTTCATACTTAATCTTTTCAATCAACTCGGGAGTAAGAGAAGCAGCGATTTTGGAGTTAGCTTCTGCTTCCGCCTGGGCAGCAATCTCAAGAGCATCAGCCTCGGCCTGCGCCTTAATCAAAGCCTGCTCAGCCTGAATTTCAGCAACTTCCTTATCTTTCTCTGCCTGTACCTTTGCAGTCTGAGCCTCAATGTTTGCAAGCTCAAGCTCCTGCTGAGCATTTACCTTCTTCTGAATAGCCTCTGCGGTTTCATTGTCGACAGAGATGTCGGTAAAGTTCACGGTATCAATAATAATACCATACTGGTCAAACTTCTCACGAAGGTAGACATCCAACTCAGCATTGATCGCAGTGCGCTGGTCGCCAAAAATATCGGTTACGGGATAATTAGCAGTTACCTCCTGAGTCCAAGCCACAATCTTAGGCTTAATGAAGGTATCCTTAATAGTCTCTCCATCTTTACCCTTGAACAAAGTAAATGTCTCTGCTACGCGCTCTTCATCAAAGCGATAAGAGAACTCAAGATTTACCTTTACGGTCTTACCATCGCTAGTGGGAACATTAAAGCTCTCATCATTGGGAGAATCTCCACGGTCATCGGATGTTAGATAAGACTGCTCAAGGCCGATAGAATAAGTTGTCACCTTCTTAGTGGGAGAGACAAGATGCCAACCCTGCGTCAGAACCTCTCCATCAACACCGCCGCTCATGTTATAAACAACTCCAACATAGCCTGTCGGCACCTTCTCCAAACAAGTAATTGCGGCAATCAAACCAAAAATCAAAACCAAGGCAACAATAACGCCACCAATAATTCCGCTTTTCTTCATTATTTACTTTCCTTTCTTTCCTCAAGACCCAAACGCTTTCGGGTTCTATAATAGATTTTAATAAAGAATTTTCCAATCTTCCTAAATGTGAAATTTAGCAAGAACCATATTGCAACAAGAGCAAGTACAACTAAAATCCAGAAAATAGGATTCATAGCATCTCGATACACTCCTTTACCTTCAAGTTCATATCTTCAATGACCTTATCCAAAGATACTGGATAACAGTCATGAGAATCAACTCCTACATGATACATATAAGGTCTATCTTCAAAGAAATTAGTCTGCTGATGCGTATGACCATATAGATTAATGATCATCTGCTTGAGACTTTCTTTCTCAAGATTTCCAGTCAAAGTGGGGAAATGAGACATATAGAAGTGATATTTCCTGTACTTAAGAGCAATAGCCCAAGCAGTTTCTACCACATTAGGAAGCTCGGCGTACATTTTCTTACGGCTATCCGTACAGTGGTTTCCAAAAGCAATGTGGAGTTTTCCATTCATAGAGGAAATAAACTCCTTGTTTCTCTCAAGACTATCTGCTCCACCGAGACAGAGATCTCCAAGAACATATACATCATCTTCTGGAGTGACAATAGAGTTATGCCTCTCAACAAGAGCAATATTCATCTCTTCAACGGAGTTGAATCCACGAGGCTTATAGACAAACTCACGGTCATGTGAGAAGTGCCAATCCGAGGTTACGAAAATCATTTATCTCCCTCCTCCATGTTATGATGATTGATTTTTACATCCTTAAAGCCATACTTGTAGAGTTCAAATTCTGCGGGAGTGGGAGGTCTAAAACCTCTAGCCATCTTTCTAATCGCGGAATCCGGTACTTTGGAAAATCCCTTTCTCAAGTTATTGCGGGCTATACAAGTATCAATCCCGCAATCACAAACTTCAAAACTAAGTCCAGTCTTCCCGTCCGGCCGCAACCTTCCTAATAACTTGGCTCTTGATCCTTGAGAAATATGAGTAGCATCAACAAAGATGTAGTCAATCCCAATTTCAAGGCACTCGTTAATTTGTCGAACGAACTCTTCAAATACTTCATTTTCTCGCGAGAAATAATCCTTATCTCCAATGAAACTTTCTCTTATCACATCGCGAGAAATAATAGCAGTATGAAAGCCATCCATTTCAAGAAGTTCGGCTTCTTTATTAGCCCAAGTTGACTTCCCACTACCAGGGATACCAACCATGACTTTTACTTCAATAGTCATACTGCTTTCCTCCATTTCTTAACTTTCTATATATATTATATTATATTTTTATAATAATTTCAAAAGATTCTATGCGTCTCAAAATTCGACTGGTTGAATGAGGTCTTCGATATAAAGTCTACCTTCTTCCTTAAAAATAGGAATATTGAGATCGACGAACCAATAATGTTTAAAATGGATTGAACCATCCTCTCTTTCGGTCTCTTCGCAGTCTTTTATGCAACAAGAACCTCTTTGTAAATAGACGGGCAATTCATTCCAATCTATTCCTTTTTGAGAAATAAGCATTTCTAAAATTTCGCTACTACATTTACCTTGAAGTTCACTATGAGAAAAATTCGCTTGTCCAACCATTTGAATAGAATTTCTAATAGCATCTAATTGGCGCCAATAAATTAGATTTGTTACTTCTTCTTTCGGAATATTGAAAACACGAGCATCAAACATAGCCCCTCTTGCGTTTGCTATCCGTAAAGTTCTCATATATTCTTGATGTTCAAGTTGAATTTCTACGCTCTGAGGAGTTAAAGAATTTTTCCAACCAATATCGTATCTTTCAATAGCTGAACGAAACACCTTATTAAAAATCATTGTTGCCATGGACGCTGCTACAGAACACATTTTTTGAACTTCATAATCAAACCATGCGTCGCTATTTAATTTTTTATAGTCAACAAGAATTAGAGTTATTTCATCGCTTTGAGTATATCCAAGAACACATCCTTGGATATTTTCACATAAATATTTCATTGTTTCTTGCATAGCCGAAGTCAATACCGCATCAAATGGTTTTCTAAAACCTTTAGTAAAGGTATGAAATGCTTTTCCATCAATTCTAATTGCTACAGGTGTTCTACGCATAAGTCGAGTTTTTGGAATTTGCTCATAGAACTCTTTCATGCGAGCGCCTAGCTGGTCATTCATATTATTCATCCTCCTTATCAACAGTAAAGATGTGTTCGTCGAAAGTATCCAAGTTTAGAAGAACAGTTTTTCCAGACATATAACTGCAACAGTCAATATCAACTTTATGATTATCACAATACCATAAAGCTCCACCATTATATAAGTAAGAGAACTGTCTATCTGGCGGTAGAAAATTATTCGCATTATCTAATCTTAGAATTAAGTATTCTGAAATTGGAGTATGGCCATGAACGCAAATTCCTTCACCTTCGGTAGTATCATAGATATGCTCTCTATCCCATAGCAAATCCTCGTTTGCTGGGAATGGTTCTTTTGCAGGAGTAAAACCCGCATGACAAAGCATAATGGTTATTCCATTTTTATTCTTATATTCAAGATATAGGGGCAATTTTCTTAGATAGTGATACCATCCAGACTTAGCTCCATCATTAATCCATCCATTAAAAGTAGAAGCTCCTCCATTCCAACAGAGAAGATCAAAATGACCTCCTCCATATGTTTCATATTTAATATAATCTTTCATAGCTTTAACAAGCATATCTTCGTGATTACCTTTAATATAGATAAAACGCGGATCCGACGCGACCGCTTTAATAGTTTCCCAAGACCGCGGACCTCGATCGCCGCAATCTCCTAGACAATAAACTTTATCTTCTGGCTTTAGAAAGTCACTAATTTTTTGATATAGCTCATACATACCATGAAGATCGCTAACTGCGTATACGCTCATAAATAAAACTCCCTTTCTTATATTATATAAATATTATATCATAAATATTATAAAAAATAAAGAGAGCTGTAAAGCTCTCTTTAAGAAAAGAATGGACAAGTTGGCATAGGGGAAATCTTATGTAAATTTCTCTTATGTCTTTGTTCAATGTTTTTATATATCTCATATGGAGGAGTAATACCATTAAGTAGGAAATTATCTAGGACATCATAAGAAAATCCTAAATTTTCCTCATCTGTTAAACCGCTTAATCCATCCTCTGGAGGCTTTTCAATGAAGTTCTTTGGCAATCCAAGCTCAATACCAATTTCTTTAACTTCCGTGGCAGTATAATTAGAGAGAATAGAAAAATCTCCTGCTGCATCTCCAAATTTAGTAGAATAGCCTACATAGTCTTCACTTCTATTGCAAGTATTCACAACTCTTCCATGACGGCTCGCGGCGATTGCATAAAGGATATTCATTCTTACTCTTGCTGGAACATTACTTGTAACTTGCGGCTGAATTCTAATATCATTGGGCAAAGACAAGAAAATCTCCTGACAAGATGAACCAATATTGATGTTGTAATGCTCTGTAATTTCGAGGTAATCAATTACCTCATTAGAAACATCAATATCATATTGGAATCCCTGTGGCATTTGTACGGCAATTACTCGATTCGGGCCAAGAGCCTTACAAAGAAGAGCCGCAGCCACTGTAGAATCTTTGCCGCCAGAAATCCCGATAACAGCTTTACACTCCGGCCCGTTTTTTATGAAATACTCTTTAATCCAATCTATAATTTTAGTAACCGTATTAGTCATAGAACTTCTCCCATCAATCTCTCTTTAATAGTTTCGATAGTCTCTACGCTCTCCGTACAGAAACTTCCATTCTTGACTTTAAATTTCATTACATTGTTCTTATATCCAATGGATTCTTCAAGAGTAAGATTTTCTACTAAAGAATAATCGCCATTCTCCTCTTTAAAAATTGCAACACATCCACGAGGAGACTTTTTCCCAGGGTCGGTTTTAGGCATTTTATAAATCTGAATTTCATCATTGCCGAGGATACAATCTGTAGCTTTAATAGCATAGCCTCTAGTATCACGAGTTACATACTGATAAGTATAAGCTCCAATTCCAAAACATAGATTGGATACTGAGATATTATTTCTAACGCACCAAGAGCAAACTTTTTCAGTAATCTCTGGAGTAATGGCATCTCCATAAATCATACGAATATAAGAAGGAAGAATAAAATATCCTTTAGTATTCAATTCACCGCCAAAGATTTCTTTTAGAAGATTTAAAGTTCCTATAAACTCAGGAGAACCGGGTACAGCATCTGGGTCGCCGCAGATAATCTTTACAGGATCTCCGCTATCAGGTCGAACGGAGAAACATCCATCTCTTGCTGCAATAACATCGTGCAACATAGGAAGAACCTTAGATACAATACCCCAATAATCATATGTATCAGATACATAGGTCATAGTTCCTGTAGGTTGCACTTCTGTGCAAAGATAATTAATAAAAAGCATTTCTGCAATAAGGTTAATATCCCAATTATCAAAAGCGGCCTTAGAGAAAAGATAATGCTCAGTTTCAGTTAAATCTCCATTAGTAATCTTCTGCTTCATCCAAGCTACACCTTGTTCAACAACAGAGTGCTCAAGAGAAGGAGTTCCCATCATGGGAGGATTATTCTCAAGATCTGCTCCATAGTATTTTTCAAGGAGAAGGTTAGAACCAATGGTTGCAGTTCTATCAAAAGAAAGAGCATGGGCAGCACCTGAGATATAGCCTGCCTCAAGACTTGTATGTCCGCGCAGAGAAAAGTCGCCACACATATGTGGAAGAGCAGACATATCGTCGCAGCTAGTCTTGACATAAGGCTCAATTAACTTGCGGCGATAGAAAGCGGTAGTGGCAGAAGTCGAGGGGAGCCAGTTATTAGCGCTCCACTGATCTTCGATAAATTGCGGAAGCCACGCAAAATTTTGATGATTAGAAAAAATTACATGATCTGGAATCCCGACGGGAAGAAGCGTACCCTCTGGAACTCCCATGATAGAAATAGGTAAATAACCAAGTTTATGTAATTCTTTAAACTTGGTAAAATCCGCATAATCAGGATGGAAAGTATTTTTAATTACATGATTCCACTCCTGTTCAAGAAGCTCAACTGACTGATCAAAGAACTCTGTCTGCCAAAATTCAAGTAGTTTCTGGATGGTATATTGATGACCAAAGACCACTGTCTTAGGGCAATTTGGATGATGCTTATAACTGCGAGCTGTCCAAGTAGAATAAACCATAGAAGCAGACTTCGGCTGCATCTTAATAGCATGACCAACTTTGTAGTAGTCAGCGGCAAACATTGGAGCTACATCAAAGAAACTCATAAAATCTTCCTTTCCTTATTTCTTAAATATATTATATCATATATTTTTATAAAAATAAAAAGCCCTCTTTATGAGGGCTTTTATCAACTTTGAAGCAATCTAAGTAGTGCTTCAATTCCAACATACTCTGGAGCGATGATACAAGTAATAATTGGAATAAAAATTGTTATAATAATTGCAAGTATTGCTATCGTTATAAACATAGCTGAGTGCCATTTTTTATAATCTGCATCAAGCATTATATAAAATATAAAAAATAATCCACCAACAAGAGCAATACCAATAAATCCTCCAATAAAGATAGTTAATCCTAAATCTTTAATAGTTACATACCAACCATATTTGGCCAGCCACATGGGAGCATTTTCCATAATAGTTTGAGTTGTTACTCCAAAAAAATCTGCGAGCGACTGAAGAATAGATGCAAGAGTCTGCTCTAAAGATAGATTCACTTTAACAACCCTCCAACAACAGCACTTACAATCTTCATATCTGCTTTACCTTTAAGCTCCATAGAAATAGATTTCATAAGCGCACCACGATTTGTTTTGAGGAGATCAATACCTGCGGTTCCAGCAATCTCTCTTACTTTTGTTTCAATTTCTGCCTTATCAGTAATAAGCTGAGGGGCACACATCTTTACTACCTTCATATCCTCTTGATATTGATGCAGTTTTTCAGGATAACTAGCAGGACAGGTATCAATCATTTCTTGTACTGTCTTTTGATATTTGATAAGGGTTTCGTCAACTAGTTGTTCAGTCAATTCAACTCTTCCTTTTGGAGTAATGGCTGCTTTCTAACACGCATCAATCATGTCAGAAAGTACCCTCTTTGTATTTGTATTTCCATTTTTAAGAGCCATAATCTTTAACTCTTGAAGTTTCTCAATAGTCATCTTACAATCTCTACCTTTCCTCTAATATCCCACTCTGTCTTGAAGATGCTATCAGAAGTGAAGATTTTCTTTACAATATCTTGATTATACATATCGCCCTCAATCATGGTATGCTCTGCATGAGTTACATACAGATAAATATTCTTTGCACCAGCTTCTTTGAGGGCATTTGCAGCATGATAGAAAGTTCCACCTCGGGAACAAATATCATCTACAATAAGGACATTATTATCCTTAACAACTTCACTATTCATTAACTGCAAACCAAGAATTTTTCCAGTAGACCAATCCCTTTTCTTAATTCCAAAAGCATAAGGAAGATTAATAGGTGGAACAGAATATCTCTTCATCGCTCCTTCATCCGGGAAAAATAGGATAGGAATTTCTCCTTCATATTTCTCAGTTCTCTTAATAGCCTCTTTGATTTCTCCAATTGGACTAAGATCAATAACTCTATCAAGTAGAGCTAACGATACATTAGAATGAGCATCACGCACAATAACTTTATCAAAATGAAGGCTATTAATTACTTGACAGAAGTATTTTAGGGTAAATACATCTTCAAGTTCTTGAACTCGATCCATTCTTGCATGAGGAATATATGGCATATCTAGGTTTACAGGAAAATCTTCGAAATGCCCCTTAACACAAATGAGAGTAAATAATTCTGCATCATTCTCGTACTCCCAAACAATCGTATCATAATCGAAGTAGTTAGGAGGCATATTAATATGCAGCGTACTATCTGGAAAATGATTTTGTTCAATTATGTCTGTCCAATGACTGCGTGTATTAAGCAAAGTAATCATACCCAATCCTCCACATCAATTTGTTGAGAAGAAAAAATTTCAAGGGCGGCCTCATGTGCCTTTTTGGTAACTCCAGCACAGGCTCTACTATGAACTACGATTCTAGTATTTGGCATCGCCGCGCGAAGCATAACCGTATTAGCCATAACACAAACGTCGGTACAGAATCCGCAAATATGAATTTCTACTTCCTCTTGATTCTTCATCTTTAAAGAATTATAAACTTCATTTACCATATCTGTACTGCCAAAAGTATCTTTCTCGTAAAAATTATACTTGTTACCAAGAGCAACAAGAACTCGAGAATCCATGCACCAGCCGGGACTAGTCTGTTCACAATGTTTTACTGGCAGTTTCTTACCCTCAAGGGTTTCAAAATAATCGTCTCCATGTGTATCCATAGTACAAACGATATTATCCCACTCATGGTTTTGAATTAAACTTACGATATTGGGAACTGCGGCATCCGCTGTCTTAGACCCCAGAGAGCCAGTAACAAAATCATTCTGCGCATCTACAATCACAAGAAGTCTATACATATCATAACTCCTTTCTTTTATATAAATATTATATAATATTTTATTATAAAATTAAAGGAGAGATATTACTCTCCTTTAATTTAAAATTTAATTGGTTATATAATTGCGTTTATTAGTACACAAAGAAATGTAGCTCCAATACCAGTATAATACCCAAGATAAAACTCTTCGTCAACTGGGCCAAAAATGGTTTGAACCGTATAATAAACAAAGAGCATACCTACCGCTCCCAAAATAATTCCTAACATTAGATCTCTTCCTCCTGAGCCTCCTCCATGTCAGGCACACTCTCACTTTCTTTAATAATTCCCTCGATGACTTTAAACTCATAAGTTTTAGACTTAAAAGCTGTGAAAGCACGACGATTTACAATTCGGATAACAACGCCCTCTTTTACATGAGTGCGGCCGATCGGATCAGTGAGATCTTCAAAGTATTTGTTAATGCGCTCCTGCAAATCCTCTACGGTAGTAAATTCAAAATCCTCGATCACAGGAACTCGATTAAAGCCATGAGCATTACACCATTCAGTAATCTCGTCAGGAGTCCACTCTCTTTCTCCATTTTCAGAGGTAATACGATAAATATACATCTTGCTCTGACCAGGCTCACATCCATAAGAGAAAATAGAACGCTTACCAAACTGCTTTACAAAAGCCTTATCATTGACTTTGGTATTATCTCCGATAGGCATAATGGTGTTCTCTTCATTGGGGCCGTAATAACCCACTACTTCGTAGAAAACTTCCATTCCTGGCTCAAGGTAAGGTTTCAACGCTTCATGATGTGGCATACGAAACTGGTCATTTCCATAAAATCCCTGAGAGTTCTCTGTGATTACACAGCGACGAGTTCCAAGAACATAAGCCTGCTTAGTACGCTTTTTCATATGGAAGAGGCGACGGAAGAAACCATTAGGAAGCTCAGCATAAGTATTCATAGAGCGCTGAGAAGTTCCGTGCATTTTAAGGGTCATATTGAGAATATCACCGGGGCGGAATTTGTCAAGATTATATGCCAACTGTTCAGTATCAGTGTGCATAGAGAACTCAGGATATGTAATTCCCTCAGCTTTACGACCTTTATAAGAAGTCTTAACCTGACCTGTAGGAGTTTTGCGCTTAGGAATGTACTTACGACAAAACTCTTTGTCGTTGATAGTGTTTACCTTATCTCCATCTTTCCAGTTCTGATTTCCGAATTTCTCATAAACTTTATCAAGAGCAATTACAACACCAGAACTCTGATTGCCGCGAAGTTTAATAGCTCTGATGTGTCCATTATTCTCGATATATCCGCCCTGAGGGGTTCCATCCTCATTCTTGCGAAAAAGGCAGAATTCATTCCCGAACCATCTCTCAATCTCACCGTCAGTAGGTAGATACAATACCTCCTGACCAGTCTGCATATCAGAGCCAATAATTACACCTTCATTGAAACAATCGGCAAGATAAAGGCGGTCACTATTCTCGTCCTTCCGCACATTCTGCAATTTAGTTACAAGACCAAAATACGCCATACTATATCACTTTCCTTTCTTACCATTCATAATATCTATCATGGTCGGGATCTTCCTCAACAGTAGTTACCAAATAGGAAAGCCAACCTTCAATTTCCTCTTGATACATACCAGAGATTTCATCTTCATCTTCTTGGGTCAGTTCATCTTCGGTCAGTTCATTTTCTTCGCAATATTGCTCTCGAATGTCTCCCTCAGACAAAATTCCGTGCATACCCTCATAAGATTGGTACTCTTCAATCGCTAGCTCTCGAGCGGCTTCCTCGGCGTCTTCTCTAGAGTCATAATCTTCTGTGCAACGATATTGATACCCGCCAAATCCTCCGCCCAGGCCTGCGTATAAATTATATTTAGCCATTTACTCTCCTCCAACCCATTCCGTAGTAGTGGTTACCACCCTTGATAGCTTTCTCGATGTTTTTTATCGTATTTTCAAGATTGAAATGCTCATAGGTGTCAGACTCGCATTTATTTTCTTTAAGCCACAGTGCAGCAGCTTCAACACTAGTAAAAGTATTTGTAGCCCGCTTCTTAGAATTAACAATGCAAATAGTTCCAGCAGGATAACCAGCTTTATTCCATTTAGGAATAAAAACACTTTCTTTATTAGTTGCTTTCCTCTTCCAATCAGCGAACATTTCATCAAGTGTTTCTCTTGATGTGTTACTTATAAAATCATATACTTCCTTTAGTAGAACTGCATCATCTAAGGAGTTGTGATTTTGTTCAGCAGAAGGATTAAATCTTCTGAGAGTATTCAAAAGACTGTGATTACATTCCCATTTCAGCTCTTTTTTGCACATCTTGGCATAATCTCGATAATTGCCACAAATATATCCCAACGCCATTTTTGCTTTAAGTGCGGTCGCATGACGAGAAGTATGTCGAATAAAATCTCCATCAGAATTTCCCCATACAAGAAATTCTGGTGCGTCATCTAGATTTTCAAACAACCAATCATAGAACTTAGAGAATACAGCATCGGCAGACATAGCACTATCAATCATCTCTGCTGTGATACCAGTAAGATTAGTAATGAAAGGAGTAATTTTACCTTTCTTTGGTGCTACGAGTGCATAAAAAGTCTGACCATCCTCTCTGATACATCCGACAGAAATAATTTCCTGCGAAAATTGCGTAGCCTCAAAGTCGATAAAATATTTCATTACTAATAATCTCCCCTCTTAATAATTTTGAAACTCCATTGTTACAGGAAGAACTTTGTGTTTCTGTTCAAATTGATCCCAAATTACCTCTTCTCTTGACACTATTACCTTCATAGGTTGTGATTGAGAAGCAATTTGTTGAACAGTTTGAATAAATTTAATCTCTATGAATGGTCTCGGCGCCTGCATTCTCCATTGTCGAATAATTTGATTATCTAGATAGATACTAAAAGTAACATCAAAAATATCTTCATTCATGACATTAATAAACATCATATCCCTGCCTTCTCATTACAGCCAATGATTTATATACCATTTTACCCATGCTCTTACTTTTTGCTTTTGTTACATTTCCCATTTCAATTAAATGAGAAAGAATACGAGCCATCTTCTGAGGGCTTAACCCTGTTAATGTAATTGATCTTTGCTGAATTTGCTCAATAGTAAGAGCCTCTTCGCTATCAGCAAGAATTACCATTACTTCTCCTTGAAACAAGGCGTTCTGATCTTTTGTATATTTTGAAGTTCTGCGACCTGGCATATTACTGTACCTCCTTATAGGAAATAACCCTAATATTTTCAAGTTTTTCAGTATAGGAAGTCCTGCCATTATAGATAACTGCAATCTTATTCTCGCGGTCAACGCCAACAATCTTACCATCACGACCGCTAAGAGTCTTCACGATTGTTCCTTCACATACATAAGGCATCATATAAATTACTTCCTTTCTTAACTTTCTATATATATTATATCATATAAAAATAAAAAAATAAAGAAGATGATAATTGTTAGTTATCATCTTCTTTAGTCCAACGATTGTAGATATCTTCTAAGTTTTCTATGTTATAGTATAGCATTTGTACGCCGGGTTGAACTACTCTATCATCATGAAAGTGGCCAAAAAGATATGTATTAAAAGAAATCATATCTTTAAATTTATCAAGCCAAAGCTCCATAGTATTGTCTACGGTATTTTGATCCAACCCTTGAAGAAATAGGTCAAATGGCTACCAAGAATATGGACAAGTATGAGCAAAAATAAAATCAAAATGTTTGCCCTTAAACCTTTCTGTAATATCAGCCATTTCCTCTAGAGTTAGCTGTTCATCCTTAAACCATCCAGTCCACTTGGCATCTTGCGGAAAATGAGATAAACGATACCACTTATCTACACTATACGCACCACCAATTACAAGAGTAGGGTGCATATTAATGAGATAAGCATGACCATCCATTAAGTATCTAATGTTAGGGTATTCAGACTCGTAGTAAACTGTACCTTCTACGTTTTCATCATATATCTGATGCATAGTAGGAATATTCTCTGGTCGCTCTTCATGATTTCCTCTTACGCAATAGATAAAATAGCCAGTCTTATTAATTACCTGCTTATTCTTTGCGTCCGTCTTATTGAGATAAAAATTTATGCCTACATCGCCGAGAATAATAATTGCTGTCTCCTCTGGAACATAACAATTTTCTATATGAAATAATCGTTCCATTACTCTACCGTGGGTATCACCAGTAACCAACCAATTCTTAATCATCTTCGCTCAACTCCCTCTCCACGGCAGTTTTCATAATTTCATACTGCACGTCATCAAGAAGTGCATTTACTTCTGGATCTTCCTTATTAGGGTAGATAGAATAGGCATATTCCGCCATTTCTTCCACATGAGCCTTAGCTTTATCCGCCATAGTTCTGGCTTCCGCAAGTGAATATTTTCCCATCTTGATTTCGATTAGCTCTTGTTTCATAGGGCCGGGGTCTAAACAACTTTCATAGCTTTCTCCTGCGATATATCTACTAAGATAATCTTCTACTCGGACAAGATGGTGAAGCTGTTTAGGATCGTAGCCATACTTCTTTAAAATTTCTACTTTACTAGGATACTCATGTTCCATTGCATGATATTTTTCAAGAGCAATTCCTTTCATACTTTGAACAGAACGATAAGGATTAAAATGAGTAATTGCCTCTCTTGATTCTAACAAGCGATTCCACATCCAAGCATAGATGGGATTAATAACAGCAAACTCTGTATAAAGAATTTCAAGGAAGTTTAAGTTTTGTTTGCGGAATGTCTGAATATAGAGGCGGATATCTTTCCAGTCAGTATGTTCTTCATTAGCTCTCACATGAGTTGTACTAACTGGCTTGCGATTCATAGCAATGTCTTTAAAGCTAGGAACTACAATAAGTTTCGTATCTACATCTGATAGTGGAGTATCAAGTCCGTAGTTTTGACTACCCTGTAGAAAGATACCTACAATTTGATCTTTATGAAAGTGAGTAAGAGCTTCGTCAAGATGTTCTTGCACTCTTTGCATAGTAGATAACACCTTTACTCCTCCTTAATTCCAATTATTGAAAATTTTCTTTTGTTCTTTTAAGGCACGTTCAATTTCTCTATCAGCTTGTTTTTTCAGATATTCTATATCTTTTTGGCAATCTTCTAATATCCAAATTAAAGTATCTCGTCTTCCTTTCCTTTCTTCATTAATCCTAGAAAAGATTCTATTTAATTGAAAATAGCAGAAAGCCATAAAAGTTAATTTAATTTTGTGATTGCCATAATATAAATGCTTTATATCATCAACCCAACGAACTTCAGTATAGCTCCATCTTAAAGGATTGACTTTGTATATCTGACGAAAGATTTTTAACTTTAATTTTGTTTCTCCTTGATAGTTAAAGCATAGCCACCAAATAAAAAGAAAACCAAACCCGCAGATAATTCCAAGCAAGAACAATATTTTTAATAATGTCATAGAGGCTCCACACCCAATCTCTTTCCATTAGAACTAACAATGATGTGTTTTCTACAGGCTGGACATCTAACTGTTGAATAGTTGTGATATTCTCCGAAGTATTCTTCACTGTTGGCCATTTCATCTTTTGCAGTAAAACCAATAATACTATCACAATTAGGACATCTTACTTTATATTTTTTCATATTATCTTCAATTATCCAAGCCATTATCAATAGCCTCCATTAATTATCTATATCTATCAGGAATAGGATGTGCAGTTACAAGAGTTTTTGTTTTTCCTCTCCATATATAAATACATCCTCTATAAATTCTAACCGAACAGTCATTTGTTTGATTTTTCTTATTTTGAAGATAAGAAAAGAATTTAGGATACTTCTGAAAATTATTGAGAGTCTTTCCAGAAATGCGGGCTTGCTTAGCTAAACGTTTCGCCTCAGCAAAAGTGCTAACTCCATTAGTTCTCTCAACAATTCTCTGCTTACTATGCTTCGTAATTACCATCTGCCAACTTCCTTTCCTTTATTTTATATATATATTATACAATATTATTATAAATAAGTCTATAAATGCAATTAACGGGGAAATGGCAATTTTCTTGCCAT